GGCAAGGAATATAGGGTATGTACCTAGATCTAGAAAAGCAGCCACAGCTACTATTTCTTTTGAAGTCAACGTTTCTGGACATAATGTTTCAACAGTAACCTTACAACCAGGAATTGTTGTTACATCTAGCTTACTTTTTGGAAAAACAAGTTATGTTTTCTCAGTTTTAGAGGAAACTAAGGCTACTGTAAGCTCTGGTGGCATTGCAACTTTCCAAAATGTGCCAATTTATGAAGGAACCTTTGTAAAACAGTCATTTACAGTCAGTTCTAGAACCCCTAATCAAAGATATATCCTTACTAATACTGGAATTGACACAAGTTTACTTAAAGTTATAGTAAAAAGAGACTCAAGTTCCACTGTTTCAAGAGTTTTTAGGAAATTTAACAGTTTATATGACCTAAATTCTGAAACTCCAGCATATTTTCTTCAAGAAGTTGAAAATGAGAGGTATGAATTACTCTTCGGAGATGGAATTTTTGGAATGAAGTTGTCCGAAGAGTCTTTGTCTTACATAGAAGCCACTTATGTTGTCACTAGTGGTGAATTGGGCAACAATGTTTCAGAATTTTCCTTTGCTGGTCAGTTAACAGACCAAAATGGAGACCCTGTTACCACTGGAATTTCTGTTATTAGCACTGAAATTGCTTCTTATGGAGGATCTTCCATTGAAAGTGTGGAATCTGTTAAGAAATATGCCACTCAAATCTTTGCATCTAAGAATAGAGCAGTCACTGCCTCTGACTATGAAGCAATAATACCTCAAATTTACCCTGAAACAGAGTCTGTTTCTGCTTATGGTGGTGAAACTTTAGATCCACCAGCATATGGAAGGGTTTTTGTTAGTGTTAAGCCTTATAATGGGACTCATTTGTCTAGTTCTATCAAAAGAAGTATTTCAAATGACCTTAAAAAGTACTCTGTTGCTGGAATTATTCCAGAAATCATTGATTTGAAGTATTTGTGGATAGAAACTGACTCAAATGTTTATTATAACACCAATTTATCAGCTGGTGCGGGGAATGTAAAAGCAGTAGTACTGCAAAATATCTTAAATTACTCCAATTCTTCTCAGTTAAATAAATTTGGTGGAAGATTTAAGTACAGTAAATTCCAAAAAGTCATCGATGACAGTAATGAAGCAGTAACTTCTAATATCACAACAGTTGCTATAAGAAGAGATATTGAAGCTTCATTGGGTCAATTTGGTGAATATGAAATTTGTTTTGGTAACAGATTCTATATTAGAAATCCCGGAAAACCTCCAGTAATGAATAATGAAGTTATTGGATATAATATTAGGTCTTCTGGATTTAAAGTGAGTGGAATGAGTGATACTCTGTATTTGGGAGATATTCCAAATTCAGATTTAAAAACAGGATCACTTCTCTTGTTTAAATTAAATTCCCCCACAGAGGTTGTAGTTGTTAAAAGATCAATTGGAACCGTTAATTATATTAAAGGTGAGGTTAAAATTAATGCTATTAAATTTATCCAAACTGAGGTGAATCGTGGATCACCTTTAATTGAAATTTCTGCCACTCCTTATTCCAATGATGTGATTGGATTACAGGACCTTTATTTACAGCTAGATATGAATAATGTGGAAGTTACTATGGTAGATGATAGAATTTCTTCTGGAAATGATAATTCTGGTAGTAACTATCTTGTTAAATCTAGTTATGTAGATAATTTAGTCCGTGGAAACCCTATTTACTCTTCATAAAAAAATAATCTTAAAGTAAATGGCAATAGATCGAATTCAATTCCAAGACCTGGTTGTTAGCCAACTTCCTACGTATGTTCAAGAAGATTTTCCACTTCTTGGGGAGTTTTTGCAGCAATATTATTTGTCTCAAGAGATTGATGGAGGTACATATGATTTATTGCAAAATATAGATCAATATGTAAAAGTTGATGAGTTATATAATCTTAAAGAGTTTACTACTTTAAATGCTGACCTTTCATTTGTAGATACAACGGTAGATACTTCTGCTGATACAAATTTTACTGAGGGATTTCCAGAAAAGAATGGTATTATAAAAATTGATGATGAAATTATATTTTATGGCAATAGAACAACAACCTCTTTTGAGGGGTGTGTAAGGGGTTTCAGTGGCATTACAACCTATATCGGCACTAATACCCCAGATAAGTTAGTATTTAACGAAAGTGTTGCTGAAAAGCATACAGAGGGATCTGAGATACAGAATTTAAATATTCTATTCCTCAAAGAATTTTTTAGAAAGATAAAGCGTCAATTTATTCCAGGATTTTCTGAAAGAGAATTATCTGAGAATATTGATGAAAGAAATTTCCTTTTTGGTGGAAGTAGTTTTTATGATGCTAAGGGAACTGATGAAGGATTTAAAATTCTTTTCAAAGCTTTATATGGAGATGAAGTAAAAGTCCTTAAACCTAGTGATTTCTTATTTCGCCCTTCAGATGGAGATTATTTAATTACTGAAGATTATGTTGTTGAAAAGGTAAGTGGAGATCCTTTAGAACTTAAGAATTTAACTCTTTTCCAAGAGAGCACCAAAGCTAGAGGAACAGTAACTAATGTTCAAAATGTTCTATATGGGGATGGAAAATATTATCAAATTAGTATTGATGGTGGTTATCAAAGAGATATTGATTTAAGTAGTGGAACTATTTTTGGAAAATTTAAACCTAATCCAAAAACTCAACTTTTAACTACTGTTGGATCTGGAGCTACAGTTTTAGATGTTGATTCTACTATTGGATTCCCAGAATCTGGAGAATTGGATACTATTGATGAAAATGGAAAGGAAATTAAGTTAAAGTATGGAAGTAAAACTTCTAATCAATTCTTTGACGTTCTTACAGGAACGGGGAATACTTTAACTAAAACTCTTACTCAGACAACAGATATACATTTGGATGATTATTCCTATGCATATGCTGGGATCGGTACTGGGGATAGAATTAAAGTTAGATTTACTACTACTCTTAAAGATCTTCAATTAGATGAACCCACATATTTGTATAATGTAAATGATACTGTTGCTCTTCAGTCTTTAGGAATAGAATCCGAGATAATTCAGTCCAAGGGTTGGAATTTTAATATTAAAAGTGAATGGGATGTAAATAAGATTTCTCTTATTGATGCTACTGAAAATAAGTATCTTTTTACTACCCATGATGAAAATATTTTAAAACCAGGATATGATATTAGTGTAACTGATAAATTTAATGCGGTTATTGGTGGAAGTGTTATTAAGAAAACATCAGGAGCCGCATTTGAAGCTATTTTAGATTCTTCTATTGATCTTAGTGGTACTTATGTTGTAGAAAATAAACTATTAAAGGGTAATCAAGAAAATCAGACTTTAATTAATCAGTCTATTGCTAATGTTCAAAATACATACTCCAAATTTGATGGAGATGTTTTAGTAGCATCCAATTCTATCCCTAGTTGGGGCGAAGATACTCCTATCACTGTTAATACCAAAATAAGATCTTTTTCTGGAAGAGCTGATACAGAAACTATTACTTTTGATGGAACTGAAGATCATGGGTTCTATACTGGTGATGGTGTCTATTATGAAGAAGGAAAAATTGAAACCACTAGTGTTATTGATAACTTTACAGTTACTAATGTTACTATAAGTAAGTTTGATAATATGGATCAAGGTGTCTACTATGTTTATAGAGTAGATGCTACAAGTATTAAATTAGGAAGAAGTAGATCTGATTTATATGATCAAAAGTATATTAGTCCTTCAGGAGAGGTGGTTAATAATAGGTTCATTTATTATCCTTATTATGAAAAATCAATTTCTCCTCAAAAGATTTATAGGAATATTGTTGAACCTATTAAGAAAGATGATTCTTATGAGACCTATAGTGGACATACTGGTATATTAATTAATGGTGTAGAAATCCTTAATTATAAATCCGGAGATCAAATAATTTATGGTCAGGTAAAAGGTATTGATATTATAGATGGAGGAAATGGATATGATGTTGTTAATCCACCTCTTTTCCATGTTAGGGATGTAGTAGGAACTGGTGCTAGTGGAATAACAGCAGTTGAAGGGTTTTTAGAAGAAATTAAAGTAGTAGATAAGGGATTTGATTATCTAGAAACTCCTATAGTAACTATTAGTGGAGGTAATCCCACAGAACCTGCTTCTGCAGAAGCCATGCTAACAGAGATTGTTCATACAGTTTCTTTTAATGCAGAAAGAGCAGGTGGAAATATATCTATTTCAACAGATGGTGGATTGAGTGGTATTGGTACTACTGTAGCATCTATTGGATTCTCCACATATCATAAATTTGCTCCTCAAGAACGTGTTGTTTATAAGTCTAACGGAGGTCTAGCACCTGTTGGTCTAGTTACTAATTCTTATTACTATGTAAAAGTTGTTAATGATGTTAAGATTCAACTTCACCCAAGTTATAGTGATGCTCTTCTTGGAATTAATACATCAACATTTACAGAATATGGAACAGGGACTCAGAATATTGAATCATTTAATAGGAAGAATGTAGTAAGTAATATTATTGTTACTAATTCAGGTTCTGGGTATAAAAATAAGAAGAGAGAAATTGTTGTTAGTGGTATCAATACTTCTAATAATTTATTTAATATCGATAATCATGGATATGACACCGGAGAAATAATTAGATATAGTTATGAAGGTGGATCCAATACTTTATCTGGACTTTCTACTACTACTAATTATTATGTTGCTAAATTGGATGATAATAATTTTAGATTATGTTTAGTAGGAAGTGGAGATACAACCAATTATTATTTGGATAATAGTATCTACGTTTCTTTGGGTTCTACTGGAACAGGATCTTTTAATTATAAACCTATTACTGTTACTATTGATGGTAATATTGGCATTGCTACTTTAACAGGGCAAGACTTTAGATCTAAGGTTCAACCAAGGTTTAGAGGTAAAATTGATTCGGTTAATTTAACCACTAATGGAATAGGATATGGATCTTCAGAAATCATTAATTTAAATAGGCAACCAGAAATTACTTTCCAAAGTGGAAATAGTGCTTTGGTGAGACCTGTTATTAGTGATGGTAGAATTATAGATGTTGTTATTGATGGAAAAGGAAATCAATATAATACTCCTCCCAATTTAGTTCTTAGTGGAGTGGGATCTTTTGCTAAGTTGACTCCTATTGTTAATAATGGACAACTTATAGAAATCAAAGTACTTAATGGTGGTATTGGATATGAAGAAGGGAAATCTTCTATCAAAGTTGAAGCAGCAGGAGAAAATGCTGTTACTGATGTAGATATTAAGAGATGGAATATTAATGTCTTTGAAAGGGATTATAATAATATTTCAGCTGATGATACATTCTTAAGTAATAATGTTTCGAATACTTCTTTACAGTATGGATATGTTTATGTACCTCGTTATTTAAGAGAGAGTGTTTATGGAGTATCTGAAGGAAGTATCTTATATGGAAATCCTGATTTAAAGAGAGATGTTATTACCGGAGAAGAAGAGGATAGTAAATATCATTCTCCTATAATTGGATGGGCATATGATGGCAATCCAATTTATGGTCCTTATGGTTATGCCAATCCTAGTGGTGGTTCTATTACTAGAATGCAGTCTGGATATGAATTAAGTGTTGATTCTACAAATAGACCTGATGTGGGATTATATAAGGAAGGATTCTTTATAGAAGATTATAGTTTCCAAGATGTAGGGCATTTAGATGTTCATAATGGAAGATTCTGCGTAACTCCTGATTATCCAAATGGTGTTTATGCATATTTTGCTACTATTGATAGTGTTAATAGTGGAACCAACCCATTTGCTAAGTCGAGACCTCCTGTTTTTCCATATTTGATTGGACAAACTTATCATTCAGAACCTATTAATTTTAATTTCATCAAGTCTTCTAATCAAGATGAATATGATATAGTAACTAATAAGTGGTTAAGGAATACATTCCCATACAATTTAGATAAAGCTAGAAGTGGTTACTCTTATATTTTCAATTCTAATAAGATTAAAAAACAAACTCTCAATATTGAAGGGGCAACTGTTGGAAATGTAGAATCAGTAAAAGTTATTAGTGGAGGAGATAATTATCAAGTTAAAGATAAAATTTCTTTTGATAGTGGTGGAACTGCTGGAAGTGGAGCAAAAGCAAAAGTTGAGAGAATTGGTGGAAAGGATGTTATAACTGTTACTACTGATACTACAGAAATAAATGATATAGAATTTACTACTGATAATTTTGATCAATTAATTGGATATAGTTCTACACCTCATTCTTTTGTTAATGGACAACTTATAAATGTTACTGGACTTTCTACTTATTATCCTGCTACTACTGGTGAGTTTGCAGTTGGAATAAGATCTGATATTTTTACATTAAGTCTTGGGGTAGGTGATACATCAACTACAGGCATTGTTACTTATTTTTATCTTAATGGTAGTTATGATTCCTTACGTCCTAATGATATCTTAGGAATAGGAACTGAAAACGTTAAAGTTTTAGATATAGATTCAAAGAGTGAAAGAGTTAGAGTTTTAAGAGAAGCAAATGGAACTGAAACTTCAGGTCTTGCTTATACTAATAGTAGAGCAGTATTTGAAGTTCCCAGACAGTTTAGAATTAATGTTGGTCTTTCTAAGACTGTTAGATCATTTGGTTTAAATAATGAATTTTATTTCTATCCTCCAGAATCTGTAGGATTGGGAACTAGAGTTCCTACTGGAGCAGGAACTACTATTACTTTTGGAAATCCAGGTGTTGGAGTTGCTTCTATATTCCTTGAGCCTCAATCCATTTATCTTCCAGATCATGGATTGAAATTGAACGATAAGGTAACTTATAATGTTAACAAATTGAATAATGGTGATGTTGCAACTGCTATTTCTTGTTGGAATGGTATTTCCACTCATGGTGCACGTTATCAACCTTTATCAGATTTTAGCACTTTATATGTTGCTCCTTTGACCCGGAATACAATTGGTCTTGGGACAAATCAAGTTGGAATGGGAACTACTGGTAGTTATATTGGCGTTGGTACAGATCTTGGATTATTATACTTTACAACAGTAGGAACAGGCACTTATCATAGTCTTAAGACTTCTTATGACAATACATTAACTGGACAGGTAAGTATTAGCACTGTTACTGTTGCTGTATCTACTGCTCATGGATTAACTACAGGTGATACTGTTATTGTAGATTTAAATCCAAAAACTACTAAAACAATAGATGTTAGATATGATGATTATAATAGAAGGATTGTATTTGATCCACTAACCTTTACCTCGGGTGCTGTAGATGTTAATCAAAATACTATTACTTTAAACAATCATGGATTTAATGATGGTGATAAGGTAATTTACAAGGCAACATCACCTATGACAAACCTTCAAAATGAAGGAATGTATTTTGTCATAGTATATACTCCAGATAAAATTAAATTAGCTAATTTAGAAGTAGATGTAGAAAATGGAGTTCCTATTAATATATCCAATGCTTCTACTGGTACTATTTGTAGGATTAATCCTTTAGTTAACGTTAGTAAGAATCAAACTTTAAAATTTGATTTATCTCACTCTACTTTAGCCTTTATTCAGAATAGTGTTAGTTATTCTGCTTTTGATTTAAATCTTTATAGTGATAGTAAGTATAGTAATCAATTCTGGACATCTAAAGCAACATCTACCTTTGAAGTTACAAAGAGTGGAAATCCTGGAGTAACTACCACTGCTCATTTGACTTTAGATTTACAAGATGATGTTCCAGATAATCTCTGGTATAAGTTCTCTCTACAAAATACTGATATCATTCCACAACTTAAGAGTGAAATGATTATTGATAGAGAAGCATATGGTTATACTAAGATTAATGCAGTAAAGAGTGTATATGATGGAGCACAAACTGTTGTAGGAGTTGGAACTACTACATTTACATATGATCTTAAGGAAGTTCCTCTTCAATCTGGATATGGATCAACTGATTGTGCTGCCACTTATGAGACTACTTCTCTTACAGCGAATGGTCCTATTAAAAAGGTAAAAGTTACCCAAAAGGGATTCTCTTATAAGAATTTACCTGGAATTGGGAGTATTACTAGCACTTTAGGTTCTGGATCTCTTCTAGAAGCAGAAAGTACTAATATAGGATCTATATTAGAAACTGAATGGGATGCTAATGGAATTGGATGGGCATATCCTTCGGATCAAACTTTAAGAGGAGTAGCAAATCTCCCAGAAATTCTAAAGGTAGAACCATTATCTTCCTTTAAGAGTATTGGTATTACTTCTGCAGGTAAA